CAGGATCTTCAACTGGTCCAGGAAGAGGGCAAGGTGGAGGTAGAGGCAGTGGAACGAATAGAAAAAGGTAAAACATGATAATGCTTAAAGGTGATGAGCAATGGGAACAATATCAAAAAGAGCTATCTAAAAGATTGATTAGAAAAGAAGCTGAAAAGGAATTAATTAATAAAAAGGGTAGGGAAGAATTTAATAAATGACAGAACCATTAACAGCACTAGATAATATAGCAGAAAATACTACTCAGAAAGCAGAAGAAAAACTGCCTGAGTATATTATTGCCCTGCAAGGTTATTTTAGAAAACAAGAAGATGAATTTACTACTTACTTAGCAAGGAATAATAAGAAGCTATCTAAGATTAAGCCTTTAGGGATCCCTAAAGATACTCCTATTAGAGATAGACCTATAAATAAACCATTAGAAGCTTTTGTTGATGGATATGATTGGTATAAACAAGAAGAAGATCTTCTTTCAATATTAAAATACATAAATCATAATACTGTACCTTTTGGAATAGAAAATGCAATAGCTCTTTTAAATCAGCAAGCAATAATGGCTGGGAAACCTAAAAAGAAAAATTTCTTTGGAAGGCTTTTTAAATATGATGTACATGATGCAGTAACTTATGCTAATACGCCACAATTTGCAGCCGATGCTCAAGCTTATGTTACGAGTAATTATGATAAATTTGAAGCCGGTGCCAAACAGATATCTAAAAATATAGATGCCCATACATCAGAATTAATATATAAAGAACTGTATAGTGGGATAGAAGACTTAGAAAGCATCCCTAAGTTAGCAGTTAGGGTTGGCGATGTATTTGATGACTGTAGTCAAAACAGGGCAATAATGATTGCCAGAACTGAAACATTAAGATCTTTTAATACTTCTACTATTGATAGTTATAAAACTGCTAAGATAAAACAAGCTCAGATACTTACAGCAAACGATGAAAGAACTTGTGATATTTGTATGGGGCTTAATGGATTGATAATGTCTATAGATGAGGCTAGAAATAGTCTGCCATTGCACGTGATGTGCCGATGTACCTGGATTCCATTGATTGGTAAACCTATGCTAAAAGAACCAGATAGGGCTACAGTACAAGGAATTGTTGAAAAGAATCCTAGCGTTTCTATTGCTAGATATTATAAGATTCCTAAAGTTCCTGTTATAAATAAACTTGAACAGGCTATATGGAAAATTGAAAAGAATATTAAAGATAGAGCTACAGAAAAATGTTATGTTTTAGATAAGAATGGTAAAACATTATTTAGCAAAAGTGGTGGAAAAAATAGTATAAAGTTTACTCAAGAAGAAGCTAAACTCTTTAAAGATAGTATTTTCATACATAATCATCCTGCGGATAGTCCTTTCTCGACAGATGATATAGCTACAATGCTAAGAACTAAAATGGCCGAGATACGAGCAGTAGGGAAAAGCCATAGATATGTAATGAAATTAAAAGATGCTGAAAAATATCTCAATGCAGATAAATTAAGAGAAACTATACATAGTGTTAAAGGAGGAATATATGATAAATGGAGAATACCATTTAGAGAAGGTAAAATATCTGCGAAAGCTGCTAGTGATGCATTCCATAATGAACTTTGGGAAACAACAGTTAAAGAATTTGATGGATTAATTTATACAGTAAAGGAGATACCATGATAGAAATAAATGATAAAGTTGTAAACTTAGGAATCTTTTCAGATGTATGCAATAAGTGTAAGCATTATAAACCTGGAAGCTCTAATGAAGGGAAAGGGATATTAGGCACTTGTAAGGCATTCCCTAAAGGCATACCAGATGATATATGGATAGGTAAGAATAATCATAAAAAGCCATATAAAGGTGATCACGGCATACAATTTGAGAAAGTGTAGTAGTATTTACTTTTATTTTTGAGTAGTATATAATGATAAGTTAATTAAAATAAAAAATTAAATAGACATTTACGTGTCTGAGATATAATAAAAAATGTTATGTTTTAGGCACTTTTTTATTTTATAGGAAAGGAGAATTATGTTAAAAACAAATACACTCGATAATATTCTTTATAAGGATAAGCACTATATTAAGGGTGCTAGCATTGAAGTTGATGATAGAGATGTGAATAAATTAATAAGGATAGGTGCTATTTCAGGCGAAGTTAAACAACCTGAAGTGAAAATTAATGTAATTAGGAATCCTGTAGAACCTAAAGAAGAAATTAAAGAAGTTAAACTGGACCCTGAAGTAATAGATAAAATCCATGATGAAAATAAAAGGATAAAAAGAAAATATACCAAAAGGAGTAATGATGCCGTTACCAGTTCCAAAGACCGGGGAATCAAGCGAGATATTTATTAGCAGATGTATGAGTGATGATTTAATGGGGGAAGAGTATCCTGATAGTAAGCAAAGATTAGCAATTTGTTTTAGTCAATATAAAGGGAAGGAAAAAGAAATGAAAAAAGGTTTTATAACAATAGCTGTTGATACTAAAAAGAAGATAGATACAGAAACAAGGGATATTGTTGTTTCAGAAAGATTGGGAGTAACTGCATTATATTCTTTTAATAGAAAGAAAATACTTAAATATTATTTTGATGAAAAGCAGGATTGGACCGAAGATAAAGCAAACGAATGGTATAAGGATTTTAAAGAAACTAAAGTTCAATCAGACGAAAAAGCTAAAAAGTTTATAAAGATGGATGAGGAAAAAAGAATTGTTTATGGTGTAGTCTATGCACCTTTTGAAGTAGATCTTCAGGGAGATATGATGACTCCCGAAGCTATAGAGGACATGGAACATAACTTTATGAAAGATTATCAGAATATTGATGAGATGCACGCCAAAGAAGGAATGGGAATAATATTAGAAAGTTATATTGCTCCTGTAGATTTTGTTATGAATGAAGTTAAGGTTACAGAGGGCAGCTGGGTATTAGTAACCGAAGCGTCAGATGAAGTCTGGAAAAAGATTAAGAATGGGGAATTAGTAGGTTACTCGATAGGCTACGAAGGTGAACGTGAAGAGATTATTAGCTAGTTAAAGGAGGTTAAATGAAAATATATTGGTTAAAAGCTAGATGTAAGGAGGTTAGTTTTGTAAATCGCCCTGCAATTGATAAACGCTTTATTGCCATTAAAACAATGGAAGATGAAGATGATAAAAATAAATCTTTTGCAGATAGAATTGGAAATAAAATAAAAAATAAGCTTGGTTTAGTCGAGACCAAAATAGGGCGGGTGTTAAGTAAGTCGAATGAAGCTCAATTACTAACTGCTGCCAATGATATTGTAAAGGCAGGTGAGACAGTTAAGGCCGTATTATTAACTGTACAAAAAAATAGTAAAAAGGAGGATAGAGAAATGGAAGAAAAAGATGTAAAGAAAATAGTTGAAGAAGCTATTGATGAAAAACTAGATGCTTTTAAGACAAGTATTGAAGATACACTAGAAAAACTTTTATCTACTAAAGAAGAAGATTCAGAGGATGAAAAGGAAGAAAACGAAGAAGAAGATGCGGATGAAGAAGACGATAGTGATGACTCTGAGGAAGATTCCGAAGATGAAGAAGAAGATAGTGAAAATGATAAAAAGTCTAAGAAGAAAGTATCTAAGAAAAAATCAACCGATGATGTCTTGTTAGCTTCAATATCTGAAATAGTTGATAAAAAGTTTGAAGAAGTAAAATCCGAAGTCGATGGGATTAAAAAAGAACTTAAAATCAAGCCAAAATCAGATAAGCAAAAAGAAAAGAAAAAAGAAGAGAAAGCTGATGAAGATAAGGAAGCTGATTACACGGGAGCATTCGGTATAGATAGTGCTTAAATAAAAAATAAAATTAATAGAAAAGGAGTTGAAAATATATGTTTACAAACGAACAATTGTTAGAAGAACTGAATAAGCGAACTAAATCATTGTTTACTGATTCTGATTTATCTAGTGGTGGACTGTTGAATGATAAGCAACTTAATCAGTTCATAGATGAAACTTTGGAAAGATCTGTAATGAGAAAAGAGTGCAGGAATGAAAAAGGAGCTGAAAAGACCTTTGATCTGGATAAGATAGAATTTGCAGATTTGTTAATCCAAACACCAGAAGCTGAAGGAACAGAGCATACTACAACTACAGAGCCATCTACGGATCAGGTTACCATTACTGCTGTTGAGTATATAATAGCGGTTAATCTAGGTTATAGTTCTCTAAGAAATTCAATCGAAAAGGCTGGATTTGAGAATAAGCTGATGAAAAGAATTTCTAAGAAAACTGGTACTGACCTTGAAGCTGTTGCTGTAAATTCTGATACCGTATCAGGTAGCGGAGTTTATGATGATAATGCTGGTTGGTTCCAAATAGGAGCTGAAGACCATGAAGTTGACCATGCAAGCGGTAACTTTGCTTCTACGGTAGATACAACCTTATTTCTTTTTGATGATATGCTAGACGCACTTCCTAAGAAGTATATGGATAGCACTGATTTAAAAGCATGGAGATTTTATCTACACGTAGATCTAGAGTGGCTTTATAGGAGATGGTTGACTGCTATTGGGGCAGGTAATTCAGGAGCTTTGAATTATTTAATTGATAATCCTCCAATATTTTATCAGGGAATACCTGTTATTGGAGTACCTAGATTAAATAGAAGTTCTGCTGGAACACCTAGTTATTATTTATCAAAAGCTATGTTATGCCATCCAAAGAATCTGGTTGAATATATCCAGACTAATATATCTTTTGTATCTGAAAGAAAACATAGGAAAAGACAGATAGAAATAACTGGAACTTTGAATGTTGACTGGCAGATAGAAGAGACGGATGCAGTAGTCGTAGCTAAGGACATAAAACATAATCTGGCTACAGCGTAATATTAAGTAACATAAAGGAGCTTAAAAATGGAAGAGACAGCAAAAAAAATTAAACAGGTGGTTGCTATTTTGATGAGAAAGAAAACATATACTTTAGCAGGAGTGATGTATATGAAGAATATTCCCATGCCTGTTGATATAAAGACTGCAAAATACCTTAGAAATACTGGATTATTTAGATTTGAAAAAATAGGGTAGGTGAATAATGAGTTTTAAAGCTACTTTAATTAAAGGCAAAACTTTTAATTGCGGTAAATATACTTTTAATGCTAGTGAACCTGATAGGAAATCTCAGATAGTAGAAGAAGAGTTTGCACTTTTATTAGCTAAAAATGAAAAGTTTAAAATCGAATCAATAAAAGAATCAGAAATAATAAAATCAGAAATAAAATCTGAAGCTATAGACACAAAGGAACCAAACATCTTTGTTTTAATAGACTGGATAGAAGAAGCAACTGGATATGGAAATATAGCAAAAAAACTATTAAATAAATATTCAGGAACTATAAAATATGTCCAGAAAGGGCCAGAATTTAAAGATAATTTAGATTTAAAAGATGTGCCTCATGAAAGCTATGTAATCCAACTAACTACCCCAAATTGTTTTAGAGATTTAAGCAATGTTAAAAAGCGTATTGGCTTTACTATGTTTGAGACAACCAAAATTCCTCCAGACTGGCCTAAGATATGTAATAAAACGTGTGATCTATTGATAGTACCATCAGAAGAAAATAAAAAGGTATTCAAAAATTGCGGTGTAAAAGTTCCTATTGAAGTAATTCCATTATGGGTTGATAACACTTATAAATATTATGATAGACCAAAAAGAAAGACTTTTACCTTTTTATTTGTAGGCGGAGTAGATGATCATAATAGAAAAGGCTGGTATGAGTTACAAAAAGCATTTAAACAAGAATTTAAAAACGAAAAAGATGTAAGATTAATATTCAAATGTCTATTTATAAATATTCATAATGAAATGGCTCTACAGATAATGGAAGATGATAGAATAAAATTTGTTAAAGGTAAACTTAAAAATAAAGAATTATATAAATTATATAAAAAAGCAGATTGTTTTGTATTTGCTTCGCATGGCGAGGGCTTTGGACTTCCTCCACTAGAAGCAATGGCTTGTTTCCCATCAGAGACTAAAATAAATTTTAAAGATAATATAGAGGAAGTACATAAAAGAAAATATGAAGGAAATTTAAT